TCATTTGGTGACTTCGCGTACGAAAGCTTGGCAGGCCTGCAGTGCGATCAGTCCACGGTCCCCTTCGTCGGTGATGGTAACAATTCGTTGAGCATGCGCTCGGTCAAGTTCGGCGCGTGCGGCTCCATGTACCACGCCTCCGGTGCCGGCAGCTTCTCGCACCCCACCGTCACAACCCGTGCCGGCAAAGGCTCCGGCGTCGACAAGGACTGACAGCCGCAGATCAGAGGTAGCAAGCCGGTCACGCAGGCGAGCTTGAGTTTGTTGAGCATCTTCCATCTCCTTCCAGTGCGTTTGTACCTGGGCCTGCAGGCGGGCTTTCAGGGCGCGCCGCGCCTCCTGTTGTTCAGCCAGTTGATCAAGCGCTGCTGCTGCAGCCTTCTCCCGCTCCAGGCCGTGTGCGCGATCCTTCTCCGCCAGCTGCTTGCTGAAGTCACCGGCCTGATCAGCGAGCTGCGCCTTATAGGCGTTGGCCTGCCACACCCAGGCTGCCCGGGCGCCGCCAGCGCTGGCGGCCAGCAGCAGCGCTACGGCGACCAGGCGGGAGGCCCAAGCATTCACGGCAGCACCTCGAGCGCTCGCTTATAGATGGCCTTGCGATCCTCCAGACCATTGGTACCACCATTGATACGCTTGGTGATGGCCAGGATATCGCCCTTGTCGGCCAAGCTGTTCAGACCCTCCTTCTGCCAGAACCAGCCGGCCGACATCGATGCGTAGACCGGTTGCTCGAGCAGCTCGGGGGTATTGAGCAGGCGACTGTCACCGAACAGGGCCTCGCTGCACGCTTCGTAATTAAACCGGCCGGTCACCTGGATGAGCCCACGACCTCTATACAGCTGGCCATCACCGTCTGCCGCAGGTGTGTTGCCTAAGCGCTGAGCAAGACGACCGGCGTCGTACTTCGACAGGTACTTGTCATTGCCGAGCTCACGCACGTACTGCAACTGACCCGACTCGTGCCCGATCTGGGCGAGGAACGCAGCCATACGCAGGCGCGTGATGATGGCGAACTTACCCATGGTGGCGTTGATCCCGGGAACAAAAACGCCGGCTTTCGAGCCGGCGTTAGGGAGGATCTTTTGAAGCTGTTGAATTGAGATAGCCATTGAGGTCTCCGATCATGGCCGCGTGCGGCCGTAGGGTTACAGCTGCTCAACCTTGAGCGGCTTGGTGTCTTTCTTTTTCTTGCCCGAGGCCTTGGCCTTGCCCTTCTTGCCGCCGTTGCACTCGATGGTCGTGGTCCACCCGGACTGGGTGAACACCTGCTCGACCCCGTCCACCAGGTACTCGCCATCGAGCCCCGGCTTGAAGCCCTGGGCGTAGATCGAGCGCTCGGCAAACAGATCGGTGCGGCCGGGCATTTCCAGCCGCACGCCGGCGGTGCTGCGATTGAACGCAGCCAGGCGGGCCTTGGCGGCCTGCTGGGCGGCGGTTTTGTTGGGGTAGACATGACGGTCGGTGTGCACCGGCGGCAGGCCGTCCGGCGACTCGTCGTTGGCCAGCTCCACCACCTGCAACTTGCCCGTCTTCGGGTCCTGGTGCTGGGTCTTCACCGCCTTCTGCGAGTTGCGATCACCAAGGCGGAACTGATAGCGGGAAACGCTCGTCTTGTTGATGGTAATGACCGACAGCGCCTTGCCGTTGGTGCTTTGTCCACCTTGGCGCGGCATCACCAACAGCTTACTCTCGGCCACCTTGGCGGTGCAGTCGTACTGCTTGGCCAGGCGGGTGACAAAGTTGTAATCCGACTCGTTGCGCTGGTCGACGCGCTCGACCTTGGTACTGACCGGGCAAGACACCTCCCAGCCGTTGCGCTTGGCGATCTCACCAACGATCTGCGACAGCGGCACGTTCTCCCAGCTGCCGCTGCGCACGGTCTTGCCACTGCCGCGCATGTCGCTGGCCTTGCCGCGAATCACGATGGTGTCGGGCGGCCCGCTCAATTCCACCTCGTCGACGGTGTAGGCCCCCAGGCGGGTCAGTCCTTGGCCCTCGTAGCCCATCATGACCACTACGTTGCTACCGCGCACCGGCAGCGCAACAGACTGGTCGCGGTCGTCAATGCGCAGCTCGAACTCGTCCGACTCCATGCCCGGCTTGTCCGAGGTGCGCAACAGCAACAGGCGGTCATTGATCAGCGCGGTAATGTCGCTACCATCCGCGACGATTTGATACGTGGGCTTCATGCAGGCTCCAGAAATGCAAAACCCCGCACTTGGCGGGGTTCGTTACGCGTAACGCGGGCTAGCCGAACAGCTGCAGCAGCTCGACTGCAGGCGCGGGAAGGTCCGGTAGCTGGATCAGCAGACCGGCGCGGTACGGCTGCGCCTGCCTGGCCAGATCGGGATTGGCATCGAGCACGGCCTCGACGGTGCCGTTGAGGTGCCCGTAATGGTGCTGACAGATCACATCGAGCAGATCCCCGTCAGACGTTCTGCAGGTCGTTGCCATAGCTCACAAACTCCAGGGTGAAGCCTTGTTTTCGGGGGATACCGCCTGCCAGCAGGTGGCTTTGTTCCTCTTCGATGCTGACCAGGCACCAGTCACCCAGCACCTCACCGTAGCCGGTGACCAGGTTCAGCGGCCGCAGGGTACGGCCGATGGTGCGCAGGGTGTTCAGCTGCTTCAGGCCGCCCTTGTGGTACGGGAAGATCGCGCCCTTGAGCGTGATCTTTTCCTCACCCAAGCCCACGGCCTGCTGTGCCACGCTTCGACGCAGGCGCTCCTGACCCTGCCAACGAAACGACGCTTGCCGGCGCAGTTCGTCAAACGCGGCCGTCCCGAGGTTGAAGTAATACGGCTGGGCGTTGGGCTCATGCGGCTGGATGATCAGCAGATGCGGGAACGGCGCCACAGCCTCCGGAGTCGGCGTGGCCGAGCCCAACAGCCCGCCACTGGGCAGGATGTTGGACAGCGAGGGGCTTAACTTGCCAGCCACCCGGCTGACCTCCGACGACACCTTGCTGGCCATCTGCTTGAACGTGCCGAGGCGCTCTTGTACCTGACTGACGCCCGATACTGCGCGGCTGTACATCGACGTCACTTGCCCGACACGGGCTTGCGCAACGCCGATGCTGCGCACCAATCGGCCTGCCTTCGCGCCCAGTTCGGGCGGTAGAAACGGGATGCTCTCCAGCTCGGATGCGGCACCGGTGATGCTACTAATAGCGCCGTTGAGCGGTACCAGCATGCCGTCGGCGCTTTTCCGGCCGGCCTCCCCCGCTGCAACCAGGCTGGACAGTGACGACTCCAGTAGCTCCATGTAGGCCATAGGCCCTCCTTAAACGTGGGGTTGATCGAACAACTGGGACGAGGCCGTGCGCGCTGCCACCTCGCGCTGCCAGGCGTCAAACAGTCCGCGCATACCGTTCGCCATTTCGCTCAGCAATTGGTTCGGGTCTTTAACATCGCCGTGGACCGTGAGCGGCATGTTCGGGGCGAAAGTGAATATGTTGTCCACTTTCGGCGCCGGCGGCGGTTCGGCTGCTTTGGCGGCCTGGACTACTTCGGGCAGCTTGGGCGCCGGCGGCGTGGCCTTGGCCATCTCGCGCACCACATCACCCAGCCCGGCCGGCGGCTGGGCTTGAGGTTGCGGACGCACCAGATCGGCACCAGGGAACCGCACATTGTTGGCCGCCAGAGCTGGCACCAGGAACGGGTCTTTCGATGCCGGGTCGCGCGGGTCATACGACACCTCAGGCTTGGCCGGTACCGGCGCCGGTGCTGCTTCCCGCACCGCAGCCCACAGCTTGGGCGCCGGCGACTCGGGTTCAGTTTGCGGCCGCACCAGCCCAGCACCAGGGAACCGCACCCTGTTGGCTGTCAGCGCCGGCAACAGGAACGGGTCTTTCGACCCGGGATCGCGAGGGTCATACGAAACCGCCGACTCCATCGGCGCCGGGGTGGCCACCACCCGCACCGTGTCGCCCAGTTTTGGCATCGACGGCTCGGGTTGTGCCTTCGGCGTCGACGCTGGCTCAGGCTTGGCCGTAGGCGTAGCGGGCTCAGCCTCTACTTCCTTGGCCGACATCATCGATACGCGGAACGCTTCACCCAATGCTGGCGGCGATTCCGGCTCGTTTTCACCGTCGGCCGGTCCGGCGCCAAACCAGCGCTTGCCCAGCCAGCCACCAAAGGACTCGCCCCCCATACCGCCCAGGACGGCGCCGACAGCACCGCCCACGGCGGTACCGATCACAGGCACCACTGAGCCTATGGCGGCCCCGGCTGCAGCTCCGGCAAGGGTGCCCGCCAGACTACCGGCGGCGCCGCCATAACCTTCGGCCTTTTCGTCCTTGGTCTCAGCGTTCAGCGCGACATCGATCGCAGCCGCACCGGCATCGATGATGTTGCCTCCTGGCAGATTCTTGGCCAGACGCGAGACACCCCGCACCGAGCGCGCCACCTTGCCCAGGTCATCAGTGGCGGTCAGGGCCGACAACGCTGCAGGCACCGGCCGGACCTGGGCCACGGCTGGCTTGGGCAGCTTTGGGGCCTCGACGGCAGGTGCAGGACGTACCGCAGTGCCCTGTCGCGCTGCGCGCCGACGCTCCCGGCGACGACTTCTGCGACTACCCCTAGCAGGCCCTGCAGGGGCGCTATTTGCAACGCTACTGCCAATCCCGCCGATAGCATCGGCGTTGACCACGAAAACACGCTGGGTGTCGTTGGCGGCGGCGCCGGGGTCATCGGCTTGGCCAGGCGCTTTCGATCCCGCCGAAAACACCTTGCCCAGCAGGCCCAGCCCGGTGTCGACCACCTTGTTACCGGTCTTGGGCAGGTCGATCGGCGCCCGCTCAGCACGCCCCACGCGCCCCGCTATGCCTTCCAAGCCCCGGCCGCGTGCGATGTTGAACACTCCCCGGCCGATCCGCAGGGCGCTGCGCGCAGTCATGAACGCCAGGACCGCCGCCGTGATGCCGCCAATCCCCATGGCTATCGACGGGAACTGATCCGACAGCGAGGTGATGCCACGGGCGACCTTGGTCAGCCCCTGCGCCGCCAGATCGGTGGCCGGGCGGATGGCATCGCCAATGCTGCGCATGGAGTCGTCCACCGCCTGGCCCAGCTCAGCCCACTGCTGCGCCGAAGTCTCGCGGCGCTCGGCCAGGTTCTTGTCGAGGATGCCCGAGGCCTTCTTGGAGTCGGCCTTAAGTTCCTCGTACAGGCCCCGGTTCTGCCCGTAGGCGGTCAGCGCCGCCTTGACCTGCATGTCGGCGAAGATATCGCCGGTGCGCAGGGTCTTCTCCAGGGCCTCCAGCGCCGCCTTGGCCTTCTCCGGGTCGACCTCCTTGTCGATCTTGGCCTGGGCATCCTTGATCTGCTTGGCCTTGGCGGGGTCGGTCTTCTCGACGTAACGCATGGCCAGGGCCATCGACGCCTCAATGACGTTCATGCCCTTCTGCAGGCCGGTATTCAGTGACGCCTGATAATCAATGCCCACATCGCTGTAAGCCTTCTTGATATCGCCGGCGCCAATCTTCTCCATCCAGTTCTTGAAGTTGTTCGCCGCCTCGTCGGAACTGCCGGCGGTCTTCATCTGGACCTGCAGCATGGAGCCCAACGAGGTCACCGCGTCCAGCCCGGTGATGCCGTTTTTCTCCATGCCGGCCAGCAGCTGCGGGAACCACTTGGCCATGTCGCTGGCCTCAAAGCTGCCCGCCTGGCCTTGGTAGGCGATAGCCTCCAGGGCCTGCTGCATGACCTTCGGATCGCTGATTTTGGCGTTCTGCTCCAGCGCCTGGATCATCGACGCGGTGTCGACGCCCGAAGCGCCTTGGCCCACCGCGAACTTCGCCGCGACCGGCGCATACGACAGTGCCTTGTCCAGCTCCATGCCGGCGCCGACCAGCTGGTTGACCAGGTCGGCCACGTCATTGCGCGACATGCCCGTGTCTTTGGCCGTGTCGATCACCGTCCGGCTAAGCTGCTGCTCTTCGGGCTTGTTGGCAATGTCGGCCTTGATCGCAATGTCACGGATGACCGCTTGATAGTTCGCGCTGATCATCGTCGGCACAGCGGCCATGCCCGTGGCCACCACCGCCTTGCCGATATTCGACTTGAGCGATTCCTTACCGGATTGCAGTTGCTGGTGGCCCTTCATCTGCAACTCGGCGGCCCGCGCCTCGCGACCCAGGCGCTGATACTCGCGGCCAAGCCTGCCGACCTCGATACCCTGCTTGCGCAAGGCATCCAGGTTGGTGTCCAGCTTGCGCTGCAGCTTGTCGGCACCGGCGGCGCCACTGTCGTGCGCGCGCTTCCACTCCTCGCGCAGCTTGATGGTTTCGCCAATGGTGCTTTTCAGCACCTTGGCCTTGTTGCCCTTGGCTTCCAGCCTCTGGATGCCGTTTTCGGCGGTCTTGAATGCAGAGCCGAGCGACGACGCCACGGCACCGCCGATCACCAGCGATAACGCTACCTTGCTTGCCATCGGTTACCCCCTGTGCAAGCTCAATCGGTCAGCCACCAGACCATGTCGGCATACGACATGGCCATGATTTCAGCAGCCGAGAAATGCAGCTCGGCCGCGAGACGCTTGGCGGCGTGCTTGAGGGTCGCCGGATTACAGTTCGTCCTCTCGCACCAGAAAGTTGTATCCGGTGGCTACGCGGTTGTAGTCCTTGTAGGTGAGGCCTTCCAGGTCCTTGACGCCCACGTCGGCCAGAGATGCAAACAGGTTCAGCTCGCGCTGCTCCTCGTCGCCGTCCGAGGTCTGCCCCGAGGCGCGAATATCCTTCACGGTCGGGGCACGCAGGGTGATGGTGGCCTGATCCACGCCATTGATGGTGGTGGGTTTGGACAGGCGAACGGTGACGTTTTCAGCGGTCAGGGTCAGGTACTTCGGGGCTGGCTTGCTCATGAAAGGGTGTCCTTGTTACGGAAAGGGTTGCGAGGGAAATGGGGGTTACAGGCCGAGCGCCGCGCGCATGCCGGCCATCTGATCGGTGCCGTTGATGACACGCTTCATGCCGACCGGGTCAATCTCGTAGATCACCTCGCCGTCGACTTCGAGCTTGTAGTAGGTCACAGCGATGCCGTGTTTAAGCTCGGCCTTGTCGCCGGCCTTCCAGTCGCCCATGTCCAGCTCTTTCAGGGTGCCGCGCAGGGTGACGACGACCGCGCAGACTTCACCCTTCTGGATCTTGAAGCCTCCACGGAATACGCCGTTAAAGGCGTTGCCGTCGGCCAGGCCGAAGAACTTGAGGGAGTCTTTGCGCACACCGGTGGTGACAAAGTTGGCCTCCAGCTTCTCCATGCCCACGTCCATCTCAATCGGCATATCCATGCCGCCTGGGCGGTACTCCTCCATTTTGAGGGTGAGCTTGGGCAGGGTCAGGCTGGGCACATCTCCCTGAAAGCTTTTGCCATCCACAAACAGGTTGGTGTTGGCGAGAATTTGGGGAATGAATGCCATGTCGGGGGCTCCTTAGGCGGCAGCGTTGAGGACTTCGGTCAGCCACTGGTTGGTGACCTCGACGCGGAAGTTGGGGTTTTCGGCCGGCGGCACGTCGGTGAAACGGATGTTCCAGTACACCTTGCCCTGCTCCAGCTGGCTGGCCGTGTTGAGCACCGGGTCGGCGTAGACCTCGAAGTTGATGATCGCGCCTTGGTTCTTGAGGTCGCGCATGAACGCCTGCAGGCCCTCGGTCACGTCCTTGACGTAGGTCGCGGTGATCGAGCGGTCGACCGCCCACTTGTGGCCGTACAGGATCGCGTCCATGACGATATCCATGGTCCGCACGCGGGTGACAAAGGCCCACTTGGCATCGCTGGACAGCGTGCGGTTACCCCACAGGCGATAGCCGTCGTCGCGGATGATGGTCGCGATATTGGCGTTGTTCAGCAGGTTGGCCCGGCAGGTGTCGTCGCCGTCCAGGAACTCGACCGAGCGGGTGGTGCCGGTGATGCCGACGAACTCCTTGTTGGACGGCGAGGCCCAGAAGCCGTACTCGGTATCGGTCCAGGCAAACAGGCCGGCCACCCAAGCCGAGCCCGGCTGATCGACGGTGCCGTTGCTGGTGGTGTCCCACATCTGCACACCGGGGTCGACCATGAATAGGCGCTTGGAGCCGAAGTTTTTGGCATAGAGCGTGGCAGCCTCGTCGGTGGTACCGGGGCCGTCGATGATGCCCACAGCGCGAAGCTTGCCGGCCAGCGCATCCATTGCGGTGGCCACCGCCTGAGTGGCGCTGTGCTTGGGTGCGATGATCAGCCGCGGCTGGGCGTTGAAGCGGCTCTTGCCGTCCAGCAGCGCCTGCAGGCCGGTACGCTTGCCGCTGGCCAGCACGCCACCGATGATCGAGGAGGTTTGTGCGGCCGCGTCGACCGCCTTGGCCACGCCACAGCATACGATCACCGCCTTGGCGCGGGTGTAGATGGCCCGGCAGGCCTTGGTGATGGCCGAGGCCTCGCCGAACGCGGCCACCGCCTCGCGCTCGTTGGTGATCAACACCAGGTCGTTGTACTTGGCCGTCGCGGTACCGCCTTCGGTGAAGGTGTCGACCAGGCCAATGATCGAGGAGGACGGTAGCGCAATGCTGCGCGCGCCGGCGTCGACGTTCGTTACGGTAACGCCGTGAAAGAATCCAGCCATGGGAATGCTCCAGAAAGCACCAGGCCGCGACAGTGCGCGGCCCGGACACAAAAAAAGCCGCAGAGCGGCCCGGGTTGATAGACGTACAGGAAGGGTCAAACAGCGTTGCCGACGCCCTTCACGCTGCACTGGATCAACTCAATCGCGGCGCTTGCCAGAGCCTCGGCCGAGTCATGGCTGGCTGCCTCCAGAACCGCCTGTTTGGCCTTAAGCCGCGTGGCGCGGATCGCATAGAGCGCACCTTTCCAGGCGACGGCCTCGGTGAGGATACTGTCGGTGGCCTGCTGCGCATCGAACCCCGTAGCATCCATCCAGGCCTGCACCGTGGGCGGTGCTTCACCCGCATAGCTGGCCTGGGCGAATGCCTCGGCCTCCTGAGCGGTCAACTGGTACTCCAGCGCGCGTAGCGGATCGCCCAGGACCGCCAGCCGCGCCTGATCGGCGGCCAGATCGATCTGCTGCGAGGCCACCAGCAGTGCGGCCCCCAGTGGCAGCTTGATGAACTCGAAGCCGACCAGCAGTTGGCCTTGATAAGTGACGTTGATGTTTTGCGTCTGCATGGTTGTCCTGCCTTAGAGAGTGGAGAGGTTGCTGAGTACGTTAGGGGTGTCCTTTGGCGCAGCGCCTGCCGCCACACCCATGACGTACTTGCCGGCAAAGCCGCTCGGGAACGTGGTCGAGATGGCACTCAGCGAGATAGCTGACACGGTGCTGCCGATCAGCGCACCGACAAAGTCGACGGCCATGGTGATCTGTACGGCCGCCAGTGCCACACCCAGGAACGGCGGAACGTTGCCGGTACTGTTGGTGCGGATGAAGCCGGTCAAGCGGTTGAATACAGGCGCCGGATTCACCCCGCTGCTCGATGGCAGCGCCACGTTGACATTTCGAAACTCGATATTGGTGGCCGGGTTGGTCAGCAGGAAACTGCCCAGTGCGGTGCTATAGGTCACACCGTCAGCGTTGGGGGTCTGGAAATACTTCGGCGAGAGCGTGCGAATCGCGCCTTCGCCCACAACGAATACGTTCGAGCAAGTGACAGAAATGGACTCATTGATCACGTAGTCCGACAGCAAGCGCACGTTGCACAGGCCGAAGTTAGGCGTGCTGGCGATGGCCTTGCCGATCGTCCTAAATGGCGCGATGAGCGTACCGGCATTGGCGTCCGATCCGTTGACCTGATCCACATACCAGTTGCGGATTGTTTCAGGCACCGCAGCGATAGCCGCGGCAACGGCGGTATCAATGCCCGCCTTCTTGTTGTTGAAGTAATCAACCAGTTTGCTATTTACCGCCACCAGTTCGGCAAGTTGAGATTCAAGACTCATGGTTTTTTAGGCTCCTTGGATGTGTTGGATGACAATGGTTTGTAAGGTAATGATTGCCGCAGCATTGGCTACAGTGGCGCTCAGCAGCCCTTCGCGCGCTTCGGTATGCGCGCGCTCCGACAATGACATTCGCTGCTGCAAGTCTCTGACTTGACCGCCTGCCACCGCCTGCAGGCGCTCTTGCGAGACCAGCCGGTCCTGACGCTGCAGTCCGCGCATTAGCTCTGCAATCATCGCCGCGGCCTGAGCTGCGAGCGGCTCGGCCAGAGTCAGGTTGAGCCCGGCGGCGGTGCTGGTGATCGTGACGCTGTCGGCAGGCAATGCCTCCAACGACAGGTCGTAGGCCAGCAACAGCTCGGTGTTGGCCGACTTGTAGGTCAGCGCCTCAGTGGGGTGTGACCAAACCGCGAGCAATGTGCCGTCGCTCAGGAAAAAGCCGACCTCCTTCACCCAGAACGCAGCCGAGTCATCGGCCACGGCGGTCAAGTGAATCAGCGTGCTGCTCAGCTTCTCGCCACCGGAGATGGGGTACTTGACCACCTGGGCGCGCAGTGTCTTTTGATCAGCGCTTGGCGTATAGCCAGATGAGCCCAGACCGATATGGGAAATCTCGGCCGACAGGCCGGTGCTGGTTGCGTTCCAGATCGCCGCCAAGCCGGCCTTGGTGATCTGGGGTTGCAAAGCGGTACTCATAGAACAGCCTCCATCGTGACGCGCACGACAGTTCGGGAGCGGGCCGCATTGGCGGCCAGCAGCACCGTTTCGTTGTGGATCGGTACGCTCTGCGCCTCGATAACCCATCGAGTGACGCAGTGCGCGTGGGTAGTACTGGCCAGCAGCAGGGCCTGACTTGACGGCGGTACCGGGATCGGCTGGGCTTCGCCTGAATGCCGCTGCACCTGCTGCAGCCGTGAGGCGTTGACCAGCCCCAAAACCTGCGCCGACGGCGGTAGCGGGATCGGCTGCGCCTCAGCAGAGCTCCGCACCCGCTGCTGCAGGCGCGAAGCGTTGGCCGCCACCAGGCCGGCGTCAAAGCGCGCACCAAGCCGGAAGGTATAGTGGCTGCGCTCGTTCTTCGTCGCGTTGACCAGGGCGCGCAAGCGCTCCTCCAGTTGCGGCGAAATGATCGAGCCTTCGCCCGGCCGGTTCTCGTTGGCCCAGGCCGTGACCTGGAACGTGTACGGCGCCGCGTTGGGAATCTCGTGCCATTCCTTGTAATCCGCGTTGACCCGTACAGCCTTGAGCACCCGTCGGACTGCGCCAACCGTGCCCTTGGTCTTGTGAACCGGAATCGCCTCGCGGATCAGCGCGCGGCGCTGCTCGTCGGTGTAGGCCGCTTCCCAGCCGTCAACCTTCCACGCCCAAGCCAGCCAGGGCAGGAAGTTCGGCGGGCAACGTGCCGAGTCGGCCACACCCCGGATAACGTCCGGATCAAGGCCAAGGTCGGCGGCCGCCTCCAGGGCACGCTCCAGCTGGGTGGCGTTGAGCGGTAACAGGCTCATGCCACCACCTTCGCCATCAGCGTGACCGAGGTGCAGCTGGGGTAATGCCGCTTATCACACACCACCCCGGCCGCTGGCTGCTTCAAGGTCACGCTACGAATCCCCGTTACGTGTAACGCGGCGTAGATGGCCGACAGGGGCAACTGCCCCTGCAGGCGGCGCGCTTCTGCGATAGCAGCATCCAGGCCAGCCCGCGCCGTGGCCTTCACCACGTCCGGGTCTGGCCCTTCTTCAATCTGCAGCTCGGCCTCCACCTTGAACTCAGCCGGCAAACCGGCGGCCACGCGGGGCCGGTCGGTGATCGGCCGCACTTCCTCGGCCGACAAGGCCGCCTTGACCTTCGCGACCAGCTGGGCCACCGGCGTGGTGCTGGTGAGGCTGGGCAAGATGGCCAGCGACACGTCGCCGGGCAGCGGGTTGGCCAGGCCAGCGTCGTAGTCGCAGACCACGACAATGGCCCCGGGGGGAAGCTGGGCACGCACGGCGGGCGTCAATTCCGCACCGATAAACCGGGGCGAATCGACCGACACATTGGTCAGCTCGGCCGATGCGCTCAGCCCGTGATACTCATAGGCCCCGCTGCTGCCAGCCACCGACAACGCCTCAAGCGACAGCCGCGTGCGGTAGCGCAACGCCTCGTCGCTCTCCATCACCGCCTCAACCGGCGGCACCGCATCCTGGTCGGCCGGGCGAATGACCAACTTCTCCACGCCATAGTCAGCGGCACGGTTCACCAGGTCGTTACCCTTGGCAAAGGCCAGCAAGCTCGCCTTGGCCGCCGCGTTGACCCGAGCGCGCGTGAGCATTTCCCGGTAGGCCATGACTTCCATCAGCTTGACCACCGGGTCGGACTCCAGCGCCGCTGTCCATTGGTCTTTCATGAACTCGCGGAAGATGCCCAGTGTTTCCTGATACAGCTCCTCGAAATCCACGCTCTCCACCACATCGGGCGGGGGTAGCAGGGAAAGGTCGATCATGCGGTTACCTCCATGACGGCGGTGCTACCTAGGTACTCGCCGGTCAGCGTCATGCCGATTTGCCCGTCAAGCACCGAGGTGACAACCACCCGCTCCAACTTCAAGCGAGGCTCCCAGCGGCCCAGGGCGCGGGCCACCTCGGCCTGTACTGCGCTTTTCCATCCCCCATTGACCGGCATGTCGACGTAACGCCGCAGCTTGCTGCCGTATTCCGGCCGCATGCGACGACTGCCGAGTGGCGTGGTCAGAATGTCCTCAATGGATTGGCGCAGGTGATCGAGGCCCGAGATAGGTTCGCCGGTGCGGCGATCCAGGCCGATCATGGTCAGCCGTCCAGGCGCTGCAGCTCAGGGTGGTCAGCCAGGAAGACCAGCGCCTCGGCGTCGTCGGCCGGCACGCTGACGCGCTTGGCCACCACCTTGAACTCGCGCAGGTCCTCGCCTTTGGCCAGGTACAACGAGCGCGAGGTGTAGACGGTGTCGGCGAAGGTGATTTGTGCCCCTGCCTTGGCTGCAGTCGGACGAGCAACAACGGCCGCGTCGGTTGAATCCGAGACGGTCGCTTCATCAGTTGAAACGGATTTCTTGTCAGCCATAAGGCCTACTCCAAATAAGACAAAGCCCGCGACTGCGGGCTTTTGGATGATTTAGTTGGGGGGTTAGCGTCGACTGGAAAACTCCGAAGCAAGCGCGCTTTTAATCGCTCCGCTAAGAGCCTGAGGGTCAGCATCGCCCGCGATATTGATGGTGATTGACACACCGTGGCCGGGCTTTGGTTTGGGTATGTAACGCTGGGGACATAGCGCCAAGGCCAAGCCTTGGGCGATTTCCTCAGGGTCGTTCTCTCCCGCTAGCAGGCGTTTCCAGAAGCTCAGCATGCGGAGGTGATCCGCAAAACCGGTAATGCCGTACCCCACCATTTTTTCAATCCGGTAACGATCAATCCCATTGATGGGTTCCTGCGGATTTTGCTCTGCCATGTCAACCTCAGTGCTTGTGGTTTGGCGTGTTGCCGGTTGTATCGATGATCGCGCCGCCGCCGTGGATATCGCCCGTTACGCTCAACGGGCCCTTGATCAGTACATTGCCCTCAAAGGTGATTGACGACGCCTTGACCGTGGCGGCCTGGGCCTCGGCCGCCATCGTCGTGGTCTTGGCGCTAATCGTGTCGTCGGTGATCACTGCCTTGCTGCCGCCGACCTCGATGGTGACCGTGCCGGTGGGCAATCTGATGGTGTATGTGTTGGCTTCCCAGTCGTAGACCAGCGAGCCGCCATCATCGAAACGCCACACCTCGACATGGTCGCGGTTGTCAGGCTGTGGGCCGGCATTGCCGTACAGCCCCGGCACAAATGTGCCTTGGGCAGGGTCACCGCTCGGGCTGATCAGCGCGCCCTGCTCGCCCAGGCTTGGCGACCGCCAATGGCGGGCCTTGCCGGCGGCGAGGGCATGCCACTTTACCCAGGCACTGACCCAGTCGGAACCGTCCGACATGCGCAGCTTGCCTGCCACTAGGTCTACAGCGACGACGTACCCCTTGATCACCTGGTCGGACAGCATTCGGTCATGCTGCGCGGTCGCGTAGCTCATTCCATAGCCTCCGGATGCTGGTAGTGCTGTTCCTTCCCCTCCCCGCTGTCCGGGTCGAAGGCGAACAGCACCGGGCCGGGCTCTCGGGGCCAAGGCCACTCCTCCTCGCCTAAGTAGATGATCTGGGTCCACTCGACCACCCAGACCGCAAAGCCGTCCAGCTCTGGCCTACTCCAATCGCGCTCGGCCCTTACAAACTCAGCGAACCGCACCGCCAAACCCCACGACTGCATGCGGAGCAGGACAGCCAACTGAGCAGCCACAAATGCAGCAATGTGCAAGCAGTTGTCTTCCTCCCCCGGTACAAGCACGCGCGCTTCAAAACGCGCATCGACCGCAGTCTGCCCCGTCCCGGGGTCCTCTTCGGCACTTTCGAATCCTGCCAGTTCGAGCACCACCGCAGGCGGTGGGACGACCTCGATGCCGCTTGGCATGGTCCCCACATACTGCAAGCCTGGAATGGCTTCCCTGATGTGCTGCTCCATGGCCGCGTACACCTGGCCTAGTGGAATGAAATCCTCATCCATTGCCTGACCTCCGAAGGTACTTCTGTAATTCAAAGTTCAGTTCTTGCTCCATGACGACTACCAGGCGCTCGTGCGCGCGATTGGTCCAAGCCTCGAAGTGAGGCCGGACGTCCTCCAGGGAGATCTTCGCCTTGGCCAACGGGAAGCGACTGTCGTTCTCCGAGATCCAACCAGAACGTCGTCCACCGCCCCCTGATACCTCGCTATCCGGGTAGCTGTCCGCGTCGAAGTGTTTGCTTGCAGTACGTATCCAGATATCCGGATTGCCGCCGTACACGGTCTTGAAGAACGCGCCCTGGTACTTGCGGCCCGCCACAGAAACGCCAGTCCGGCTCTGCCGGGGCCTACCCGCTCGACTGGCTTCGATGGGGTTGATGCCGAACCAGAGTTTGCCCTGACCGCTCCCGGACACCGGGAAGGCCCTTAGCCGCTGCCTTACCGCCGCGATAGCGATCCGCTCCTGGCGGCCTACCTCCCGGGCGACGTGCGTTCGAAGCCAGCGCAACGTCTTGTTGATTGCCCGTCGTTGCGCGGCATGGGCCGCTTTGGGGACCAGTCTGGTGAAATCCTGAAAGCCTTTGAGCGCCTGCGGATCCAGTTGCAACGAGATCAACCCGCTGCTGGCTGACTGCTTGTGATAGCTACCAACACTCATATCGCCTTCCTCAAGATCAGCGTTACAAGACCATCGCCACCAGGCTCGCTGCCGGCGATGGTGTAGGTTCCGCCACCGTCCTCTGGCGGCAGATCGATCACAACCCGTTGCTTCACCTCGACACCGGCGTTATCGCCAACCCTGATAACCAGATGCGGCTCACGCAGAGCGGTTCTGATTTGGCCGAGCTTGGGCTGCAACCAGGGCGCCGAGAACATCCCGAGAACGGGGCGGCCATCGATTTCCACCGGATCCGCTAGGACGTCGAAAACCACCTCGTCCACGTCATCGATCAGATCGCGGAAAGCCATCGTCAACGCTTCAGGCGGATAATGGCGCGAGGGCGAGTAACCAGGTGCAGCGGGTTTGACTGTGCCTCACCGTCTACACCCTTCTTGAAAGGCATCATTTCCAGTTGGCTGTAGTACGGCAGCCCCTCGGTATTGACCGTATCCATGTAGTCGGCCGGCGCGAAACGAGTGATGCACAGGCCGGGAACCCCCTCCGGCACCAGGCGGGCCTCGTCATCCGGCACGAAGGAAATGCCGCTCACCTTGCCGCGATAACGTTCCCAGGTGATGCCGCCGAACTCGAATGCTTCGCGACCATCGGCACGCAGCGCGGCGGCGTATTGTGTACCTTCGTAGGTCTTCTTAACGCTCTGATGCGAGATCAGCGCCCGCCAGAAGTTCTTGCCGCAGAACGCTCGGGCACCGTTGCTGGTAGTCGCCCCCAGCGCCTCCTCCTGTGCATCCAGTGCGTCAACACACTTCACCCGAACATCGGTACCTGCAGTACCCAGCTCCATCTCGATCTCGATTGGCTGGAGTCCGAAACGATCATAGATATTGAGCAGCACGGTGCTACCGTCCGCATCCAGAACAACGCCGTTCAGCGCGCCCATGCGATGAAACTCATGCGTAGCGTCCAACTGGCGACGAGCCTTCGCCAGACGCTTGTTCACGACGTCCTGCACTGCCTGCAGTTCGGTTTGCTCACCGAAAGCACGAATGCCTTGGATCTCATCCGCCTTGATGGCGAAACGCTCGGGGAGATGCACAGTGTTGAAGGGGAGCAAGATTCGCTTGCTGCCGTTGACCGCCAGTCCCGAGGTACCGCGCTCACCGGATGGCACCAATGCCAAGGTCTCGCCGTCTTTCTCGACTTGAACAGTCAACATAGTGACGCCCTCCTCCTCGAACAGCCCCAGCTCGGCCAAGCGGCCGGGTACGAATGGTTGCTCGTTGATGGCAGCGGTGAGCGCTGGGACGGTGAATGCGTTGTCTTCAAAAATATCGATGTCGGCCATGAGCCACTCCAAAAATGCGAAACCCCGCACAAGGCGGGGTTGGGGTGAAAGGGGGTCGCTATTAGCGAACGATGATGAACTGGGCCGCCAGGGCCTTCTCCCCGTCAGGATCGAGGCCGGTCAGCAATGCTTCGCTCACTTCCGCCAGGCGTACGACAGCACGACCACGGCGCACCACATCCGAGGACGCGACAGAAGCAAACAGGATGCACTTGGCCGTTTCGCTGCCGTCCTCGGCTTCAGGGCTGTACGGGGTGAACTGTCCGCTCGCAGTGAGCTGCCCGAGCACCTGGCCAGCCACCAGGGCATCGCCAGGGGCCAACTCGATCACTTCGCGGGAGATCTTGCCTGCGCCCTCGGACAGCAGGAATTCACCGGCATGGACCGGTTCGACATAGGTTTTGCTCATGTTCAGGCTCCTTGGCCGGGACGGGATTGTGTGGCCTGCCGACGGGCAGCCCAGATGCTGCTGGGGTTGGGCGCTTTCGCCTGGATCTTCTCAGGCAGGTCATCAGCTGGCGGCAGGCTGTTGTCGATCTCAAACCCCTTGCCGCCACCGACCAATTTGTCGAACAACCGCGCACGAACGGCCGTTGCGTCTAAGCCGGCCTGGACGAATTCAGCGGTCATCTCCGGCAAACGCGCTGCAACGCAGAGGTCCCGTACCGACTTGGCGCGGGTCAGTGCTGCCTGCACGGTGGCTTCGTCTGCGAGCTTGGTCGATGCAATCAGCGGCTCGACCAGGTTGCCAATCCCGGCCTTCCTGCAGGCCTGGGTGATCATCAAGGCCAAGGCTGCGGAGTCGCTTGCGTTCGGCGCCGGGGGAGCAGGCTCGCTTTCGGGTGCGGGATCAGACGGCTCGGTCACCACATCCTTACTTGCCTTGAGCTGATCCAACAGCGCTTGCGGGGTGTTGCGGTAACGCGCCATCGCCGCGCCATGCCCAAGGCAAGCCTGAACCTTGACCCCATTACCGACCTCATCCGCCAGCCCCAGCGCCACGGCCTCCGAGGCCGTGAGCCAGCTTTCGTCATTGACCAGACGTCTCAGCTCCGCGTCATCGATATTCGGAGCCTTGGCCTTGTAGGCTGCGATCATTGCCTCGAAGGCCTGATCGAGCACGTCCGCCACCCGGCGAAGATCCTCGGCATCACCGCCAACCCAAGTGTAAGGGTTGTGGATCATCAGCATGGCATTCGATGCCATGACCACGCGATGAGCGCCGCAGACAGCCACGCTGCCTGCACTCGCAGCCAAGGCATCGACTCGGCCGGTGCAACGTTCGCCCAAACGGCTCAGCGCGTTGTGGATGGCAAGCCCCTCGAACAGGTCGCCGCCGTTGGTGTTGAAGGCCACCATAATCGGCGAGGTGCCATCGTCAATCGCCTTGAGGTCCTGAATAAACTGGTTGGCAGTAATGCCCCAGGCACCAATCTCGCCGTAGACATAGACCTCGATGACCTTCGAGTCGGCATCACCCTCAGCCGCTGCGGTGATCGAATACCAATGCCCATCCTCGACCTGCGGAAGGGCCTTGGCCTTGTTGTAGATGCGAAACGGCATCAACGGTTTCATGTTTTCCCCTTCTCGTCGGAATCTTCAGACTCGTCATCGATTGCCGACAAGCCGTTGTATTTGAGGCCCAGGCCATGCGCCCGAGCGATGTCGGCAGCGTTCTCCTCGTCCACGATCTCAGCGTCGGTACCCGAGCGAAGGCACATCTCGCTGCGCGAGGTGAACCCTGCCGCAACTTCGAGCATGCGCGCCTGCACGTCCTGAACTGGCTGGATGTAGGCCCAGCCCTGTGGCACCCACCGTGTCCGCAGGTACTTGCGGCGGTTCAGGGTGTAGTCCACCAGGTCCAGTGCCCCGGCCAGCACCGCCATGTCCATCCAGGCCGCTCGCACCGGGCGACACAGCTGGTGGACGTAGACCGAGAACTGCAGCTGCTCCAGGCGGCGGCGAAACTCGTTCAGCACCACCCGGATGACACGGTCGTTAACGCCGCGCATATCGCCGGTCATCAGCTCGTAAGGCAGACCCGCTCCAGCGGAAGCAGCCATCAGTTGCTGCCGCATAAAGTCGGGGTAGTTGTTGCCGCCGTCGGGCGGGTCGGAGAACTCGACCTGCTCGCCCGGTCCCAGCTCCTGCATCGTGCCGGGCTCCAGTGCCACCATTGGAGTAAAGGCATCACGGTCATGAACAACCGCTCCGCCGGTGATCATGTCCATAGGCGGGCCACCCAGCCCATCCGGCGCCGGTTTGCGAACAAAGCCGGCGAACAAGTTGGCCACTTCCTGCCGGAAGAGCACCGCGTCGTCGTAGTTGTCCAGGCTGCGCAGGCGCTTGAGGATCGGTGCCAGCCGAGGGACTCCCCGCAGTTGGCCGGGCTCCAACGGCTCGAAGATGTGCAGCATCTGATCCGCAGGGACCCGCACAAGCGGGTTGTAACCGACGTTCAGCGAAGCCTTGTCGCTGGGATGGTTGCGGTAGCACCAGTAGGCCACCCTGCGGCCAATACCATTGAATTCGATACCGGCACGGATGGTGTTGCCGGTGCGCGTTACCTCGAATTTGTCGTGTGGCACGAACTCCGGCGCGAGACATTGAATCTGCAGCGGCACCGCCAGGCCATCCTCCAGCCGGCGTGGCCGCAGGCGCACGAAACACTCGCCAGACTGCTCAACGGTGCGCGCCACCAGGGCCTGCTGCCCGTAGAAGTCGGTACGCTCGTCGGCGTCCGACTCGTCCACCCAGTCCTCCCACAGCTCCTGCATGACTTTGCGCAGGGCTTTGTCCAGCAACCGTGGCTGCGGAGTGATACCGGTGCCAATCAGGTTGCTGACCCGTTTATCAATGACGTTGGCCGCATACGGGTCATTGCGTACAGCAGCCCGCGAACGTGACCGCAGATTGCGAAGGGCCGGCATGATCAGGCTGTTGGGGCCAGTATCCGGGGCGTCCCAGCCGGAGGATCGCCGACCTTCGGCGGCACCCTCATAGCTGGCCTTGATCCGCTCGGGCACCAGAAGTCCTGAGCGAGTGGAGATGTAGCGGCCGCTCACAGCCCTTTACCCCCATGGTAGAGCCGAACCACGCGGGAGCGCGGGCCAGCCGACTGGGACAGTTCGGTGCGGATCAGGTCGCGGGCCTTGATCAGCTCGTCTACCGTCCGATACTCCACGGTGCGGTCGCTGTAACGAACCACCCGTTCGCCACGCGCAATGGCGCGCTCGACGGCCGCGAGGTGTGCCTGGGTATATGCCATATCAGCGTCTCTTCAGATAGCCGCTGCTGGAGCTGCGGCGTTGCATTGGTTGAGGTGCCGGGCGAGGCGGCGGTGGAATGGCGCGTGGAGCGGGCCGAGCTGGTGGCGGTGTCGCTGAAACTGGAGCGTCGTCGGGCTCATCGTCGTCATCGTGTGGGTGCTCAATGACCGGTGGCTTCGCAGGTGACGGCTCATCAAACAGACTCGCCTGGGCCAGCGCCTGACGCAGCTTGTCCCAGTCTTGCTCGCCGTAGCGATGCAACCCGAGGTAATAGGCCATGGCCAAGTTGTACACCTGAAGGTCCAGCGCTTCGTTGCGGTCGGCTTTGCCCTTGACCCACTCGATTCGCTTGTACCCTTTCACATAGCGGGCGATCTTTCGTTCCGCAACGCACTGCTGGAAGAACTCGTCGGGAAGGTCCTTTGCGAAGTGCACCGCTCCGGGACCCGACTCGAAGCCGTAGCGGTTGTAGATCCAGTCCTTGGCGGTGTCGGTACCAATCATCCACAGCTCGGCGCCGTTGCGTTCGGTCTGGCCCTTCCAGGTAACATCCACCAGCGAGGGCCGCTGGGCGATTACCGGCTTGCCCGGTTTGCTCGCCCCTTTGAGGGCGAAGACGTTGCGCCAGCGGCGCACACGGCAAAACTGATAAACCTCATGAGTGTGATGACCACCGGAGTCAATGCCCGTGGCCAAAATGCCCAGGGCAACACCACAAGGATGGCGATATCGAGCCTTCAGCAGCTCATCGAGCAAATCCCATGTCCGTTGGTCTGCTGGGTCACCAGGTATCACCCGGAAGTCGACAACCCAGCGTTCCATCCCGACGCCCCAGCCGATGACCATCACCTCCAGGCGATTGGCCTGGACGTCAACAGAGCAGGTCAGAACCAACACGCCAACGGTAAGGGTGCCGAGCACATAGTTTTCTTGCAGCGCTCGCGCCTGAAGAACCTCGGCCTTGGTCTGCTCAACCGCACTGTCCCATACCTTAGCCAAGCGGGTGTTGTAGAAAACCTGCATGGGCTCAAGGTCGCCTCGGTCCTGGGCACGTTTGGCCTTCTCGAATTGCTTGGCCAGATCAGCCCATGAGGTCCAACCAAGCGGGGCATACAGAGCGTTGAGGTGGAAACCAACCGTTTCCCCATCGCCCTGGGCGTGCGAACGCCATTCCCCTTTGGTGAGCATTTCACCCTTGTGGTGCTCCTCGATCAGCACATCGCAATCGGGTGAGGAGCACTTGTAGTGCACGGTCTGGAAATCAGCGGAGTACAGAAGGCGCTCCCACTCCAGTACCTGCATATGACCGCAGGTTGGACAGGGCACGTAGTAATACCGCTGGTCGCTGGTCTCGAACAGATCGGCGATGCGTGAGGCCCCCTTGATGGTCGGCGAGCTGGAGAAATAGAACTTTGCATTGCGGCCAAAGGTGCTGCCCCGTGTTTCAGCCAGATCGATAGGGTCACCCTCTTCATCGACGTCAATGTCCCAGCGGTCAATCTCATCGCCGTAGATAAATCGCGCAGCCAGCTCTGCCAGGTTGGAGGCCGAGCCAGCTGTGGTCGCGTAAAGCGTGCCGCCCTCGAACTCCTTGGTATCCATGGTGTTGCGTGCATCCCGTGACCGAGAGGCAGCAACACGTGCTCTCAGCTCGGGGGTCGCGGCGATGGTCTTACCGATCCTCGCTGACACCCGCTTGGCCAGAGCCAGACTCGGCAGCAAGGTCAGGATGTTGGACGGCGACATGTGGATCAGCGCGCCTATCCAGTTCAGGGCGATCTGCGTTTTCATGAGCTGCGAGGCGACCATGGTGATGACGCGCTTGCAGGGGTGCGCTGGTGAGAGGCAGCGCATGGGTTCACGGGCATATGGTGTCCGCGCCGTGCGGTATTTGCCGGGCTCGGCGGCCCCGGTATCACGCGGAATACGCATGTACTCGTCGGACCACTCGTCGACCCAAAGTTCGGGGTCTGGTTTAAGCCCTCGCGCATACGCAAGATGGTGGACCGCCGCCCCATCTGCATATGGAAATTGCATGGGTTTAGCTCTGTGTGTGAATGGCTTGCTCAAATTCAGCAGCAGTCATAGATGCAGCGTCATCAAGAACACGCCGCAACGCAGTGGCCAGCATCCGTTCAATCTGCCAGGGATCAGATATCGCGGAGAGCTCTGGAGCTAACTGAGCAGGAAGTGAGAGAACCTGGTCGCGAATCATTCGGCCAGCGGCGAAAGCAGCTTTATCAACAACTTCGACTTCTACCAACGTGCCGTTGGTCTTACGGAGATTGGTTTCCGTTAGCTCTGCTTGCGCCAATGCCAACCGGGCTTTCGCCTGCTGGTATGCGGGCGAAACTACTGGCGGAGGTGCAGATGTCAGCTGTTGGGGTGGTTGCGGGGCTGCAACCGGGATAACTTGGGGATTCGTGTTGCGCCGCCCTGGGTCGCTGGTCATCGCTAGGTACTGCTCACTTGCGTCTACGTCGACCAAACCGGCCTCCGTCAGAATCAGGCGCCCCTGCTGGACCAACTTACCAACGTACTGTCGTGACCATTTCTTGCTTTTTGCGTACTCGGTTCGAGTGAGATACGTCATGTAAACCTCTATCAACCAAGGGCTGTCAACCTGTCAACCACTGTCAACCAACGTGGAAAAGCCAGCCGCTAACGAAGAGCCGCGGGTTTCCTGCCCCGTACCCCGGCCACATCGCCAGGGTCCCCGGCCCTAGCAAGCGCCGGCAGGGATACCTCATGACACCAACCAGATCGTGACCCCATAGAGGGCAGCCAATGCCGCTCCGGCACCTGTCAGAAACGGCCACACGGGGTGCGGATGGCTTTTGATCTCCTCAATGACGGCGGGAGCGATTGCTTCCACGGTCGGCAGCGTCTGCTCCCACGGCAACCGCTCAGCGTTCGCGCAGGATTCACGCGCCAAGTCGGTCTGCACAACAAAGCCGCGATCAGACGTACGCGCCACCGCGTTGCCGTCCTTACGCAGCACCACCTCGCAGCCAAATACTGCGAAGTCATCTGCCTCAACACAAATAGGCAAGGGACGATCAGGCAAAAATACGGTGTAAGAATTCTGAGTCATAAGCACCTCACGGATTGATTGAGCCCACTGGGTGGGGGGTGTGAAAAAGCGATACAACGTGGTACCAAGTCCGGTTGGCAGGCTTCACTACGGGGCCTCCAACGAAAAGGACTTAGCAATGCAGTTAGATATCTATCGCGATCAGGCGCTTGAGAAACTACTGATCGTGAAACACGGTAAAGACATCAAACAAATCCCAGACATCAAGCCTGAGCTTCTCGCCGGTCTGACCCGCCCCGACCATGTAATTGATACCGACTCCGCCAGGCTTCCTACCGGGCTGAAGCTGGAAACCGTGATCGAAGCCCTGAACACACGCGGGTACTTTGCTGCGACGCAAGAGGTCTTCCTCAAGGAAACTGACGGTTGAGCTAGGGCCAAGGGCGAAACATTCATCCGACTGGATGTATCGCCCTACTCCACGTCCGCTTTGCCGCCTCTGGCCACCTCACAGACACCTAAGCGCTTGGCGGCCCAGCGCATGTAGAGGTTGATCGCAACGTCGGCGCCGGCCATCGCAGCCAAGCAACCTACCGCTGCCGCCGCCCACACTGAAACGCCGAGCGCGTACAGCAGCATGTTGGTCGAAAGACCGCAGGTCACACAGGCACCAGAGCGCAACGCCAAGCGGCGAATCAGCCCCCAACCGCGAGCACCCGCCATATCCGCCCGCCACATCTCTCCCGAAACACCTCCGACCAGGGACAGCACGATCACCATCCAGATCGGCAGTTCGGCTAACGTTTGTTGCTCGCTGTTCATGTAAGCCTCATTGACAAAGCACGGCGCCGGAAAAAGAAAACCCCGCCAGTTGGCAGGGTTCTCGATGCTCCGACAGGTCGGGGCGGATTGCACAGCACAGTGCTTGTAGGGGAAGCGCCTAAGCGCACTTTTCATATCGTGACGCCTTTGTACATGCCACCGGAAAAACCGAAAAGGGCCTATTTAAGGTTCTCCGCTTCGGCGCTACTTCGGCGCATCTTCGACGCACACTCGGCGCATACTGACCCGACGAACGGTCTGCTGCCTCACTCGCCCCGCGCGAGCAGCCAGGATGGCAAATACCTGCAGGTGCAGGGCTTTTACCCAGTTCCGGTAGGTGCGGTCAGCATCCTCAGCCAGCCCGACTTCTCGCATCTGTGTCCGCACGGTTGTGCCGAAGAGGTATCGATGGTGAGCCAGTTTGGCCAATGTTGCCCCTCGCGCGTCGCGCCTCTCCAGTTGGGCTACTGCCGCGTCAATCTCAGCCGCAGCGTGGTCGAGACCCGCACCCGACACCAAGATCCGCGAACCTGACGAGCCGCCACGTGGTGCAGAGCCCTTCCATTCCATGATGGTGCCCATCTGGCTACCCAAGCTGGCCTCCAGCCCAAGCTGAGAACGCTGCTCCCCCCAATGTTTCATCAGCTCGCCAACCAGACGCAGGCGCTCGGCCTGGTCGATGAGCGCCGCCATATCAATGCGATGCAGGGCGAGGTCCACCTGCTGCTGTAGGCGCAAACCTTGATCATTCCTCATCGCCAGCCTCCCGATCACTACCCAACACGCATTTAGTCAAACCCAACACAAACCCAACACACTCGAAAGCCAATGAATTCAATGGATTAAGCGAATAAGAGTTGAGTGTGTTGGGTGTGTTGGGTTTATCGAGGCTCGCATAGGGATTTTTCTCACCTTCGGAATCACTGTTAAAAAAAGCGCGCCTGCGCGCGCGCGTGCGCAAACCCAACACACCCAACACACATGCCGTCCACGCTACGGAATTCGGGGCTCTAACCTGTGTTGGCTTACCGAAACCAACCCAACACAAACCCAACACACCCAACACACTTGCCGACGTAATCATGCTGCGAGCCTCTTGATGTGGTCCCAACCGTCCACGTTCCACCCAGCCAGCTTTGCCCGGGCACGCCATTCGACGACGTTCTTGCCCAGCTCGGCCGCCACTGCGGATGGGGGCAGGGAAGGATCGCCGTCACTGGGGAAGAAGAACGCCGCGAACCGTCGGTTGCTGCCGTCTGACCAGGGGATGGCCCTTGTCTTCTCCACCTTCGCACTGAACATCAACGAGAACTTGGTGTGGCTCATGGAGTTCTCCTTGTTGTGGGAACACCACTCCAAGAACATCGCGTAAACGTCCGAGGTCAGGCAGCAGCCCCACAGGCCATGCCCCAGCTCGCCGGCACGCCAGAGATAGAAGAAGGTCTGCCAGGCGGTGCGGCTCAGCTCGACCAATCGCTGGCGGGCTTCTGTTTCCGGAGGGCGTGTGCGCTGGTTGAACTCACCCAGCTCGACGTCCAACAACCAGCCATACAGCGCTGCGACGCCACCGCTGGCCAGCTCACGGGCAATCGCTTTCTGCCGCTCGGGCGGCAACGTCTCCAGCGGCCACATCACCAGCATTCGCCGGTCGCTCTCGCTGATCGGCCAGGGCATGATTTCGTTGCTCAAGAAGACCGAGTTCATGTGGTTGGCTTCTTCCCAGCCGTTGATGAACTTCGACTCCATGCGCACCGTCTTGCCGGTGATCATGTGCTTGATCTTGCCCACCTGGTTGTAGCGCTGGTCGCGGCTGACAACCTCCTCGAACACCGCCCATAGCTTGCCGCTCTGCCAGGCGTTGAAGTTGCCTTCTAGCTGGGTCTGACCAACTGTTGCGCCGTACCGGCCGTACAGCTCGCCCATGATGTCCGCGAACAGCAAGCTTTTGCCTGAGCCTTCCATCGTGGAGTGGAACAACACCGCAGTGTCCATCTTGGCGCCCATGTGCTGCAGCGGGTAGGCCAGCCACTTGACCAGCCAGTCCAAGGCAACCGCGTCGTGGTTGCACAGGAACGAAATCAGCCATCGCAAGTTCTCGCAGGCAGCGTCATCCCGTACCGGCTCAAGCGGCAAACCCTCGAAAGTGTTGATGTAGACCCCTGGGTCCTTTGTCATCGTCGGGTCGAACACGATGTGGTCGACGTCAACCACACGGCGACTTGGGCTGTTTAGCCAAAGCTGATATGCATCCCCCAAAGCCATCTTCACGCTGCCCTCGGGCAGGCGCCGTTTCTTCTCCCGATCCCAGGCTTCCTTGGTCCCGTCGATGTACACATAGCGGTCGAGCGGTGCGAGGTTCAGCGCCCCGCCCTTCTTGCTCGACATTTTGCGGGCCTGCTCCAGTTCCTTGACCTGCTCGGACGAGACCAGCTTCTTGTCGGTGCTCTCCATCCATTGCTTGGCAAGAGGCTTGCCGACAAGGGCTTCGAAGCCTGATCGCTTCATCGACAGCCCCTTGTCCATGTCCCACACGTTAGTGGTGCCCTCGACCAGGGCGAACCGGCGCTTGGCGCTTTTCAGAACCAGACCTTCTCCCCCCTGCCCCCCGTCGGCCGAGGAGGCGGCCGTGCTGGATTCACCTTGTAGGGCCTCAACATCGGCAGCCTCATCGGGGGCAGCACCCGCCTCGCCCTGTTCGGCCTGCTCGACCACTGATGGGGCTCGGGGAAGTTCGCCCAATGGCGGCGGAGTCGGCGGGCGTGACTGGGCGTCAATGCCAAGGATCTGCGCAGCAGCTCGGGTGGCTGCCCGCTGGTCACCGTTGTGCATCAAGATGCGGAACACATCGAACGCATCGTTCTTGTGTCCGTTAGCCAGCGGGTCAGAGGTGTGGTGCGAGTACAGTTTTCTGTCGTCAGTAATCGTCACGCCTGGGAGGCCGGAACTGCTTTGCGGGCACAACCACTTGCCGCCCACCCGCTTGTAGCCATTCGCCTCGATCATCGTGGCGATGTCGTGGATGCGGTTGAATTCAGGAATAACCTCGGGCAGCGGCTCTCCCGAACGGGCTGCAGGTCGGGGAGCCACATCAGGCCTGCTCACTGGAGCAGCTGGTTGCGGCCGCCAAGGGCACAACGCCTCGCCATTCGACTTGAACTCTTCCCAACCCTGCCAGATTGCCAGCAGCTCCCCAGGCAGATCAGGCAAACCGTTCGCATCCGGCGCCTTACGCCAGGTGTACGGTTTGCCAGTACCCGGGTGGATCGAAGGAGGCAATACGTCTTGCACTAAACCAGCGCGAAGCTCGAACACGGTGAGCTTTTTGAATGGCTCAGCAGCCATGCGAAGTGCCGCTTCACGAACTTCATCTTTTGCATCGACTGCAGCCCTTACCTGAGCCATGAGCCCCTTGTGGATAATGCCGTCGGGGTCATTCTTGTTCGGCCAAACCAGCGCATGCTTCTTCAGCTCTATGCCATCAGGCACGCGGAACATGATGCGGAATCGTGCGGGATTACCCACAGAAGTAGGGTATGACTCAGCGAGCGCATCAACGTCGATGCCATGCGTCTGCTGCAGCACCAGTCGCGTGAACTCAACGTCGTCAACATCAAGGGAGCAGACACGGCTCGGACCGAGTACAACGCCCAGGTTGTGACTCGGATTTGCGGTCCAAAACTGCTCGGCGCTTGCGACATCAGTGAAATAGCCGCCGGGCTTATTCCAGCCTTCTTGCGTCGGCCCCTTCGTGCCTGGCTCCATAGGAACCAAGGCAAGATTGAAGGTTTGAATGTAACGCCGCGCCCAATCAGCTGTGGCAGGAGTTGGGCGCTCGCTCATCTGCGACGCTCCCGCAGTTCCTGGCAACTGGTGCAAGTTTCGCAACCCGCCACCAGCTGCTGCCGCTTCACCGGGATCGGCTCGTCGCAATCCTCACAGAACTGCGCGCTGGGCTTCGACACCGGGCGAAGCCGACGCTGGAGGGCCACCTGCAGGTGGTAATCGGCCTGGTCATTGGCTACATCGATCACATCAGCCATGGGTACTTTCCTCCATGGCCTGACGAGCACCCGCCATGATAGCCAGCACCTGGCGGATAACATCCATGCCACGCTGCTCCAGATCGACCACTTCTACCGGCGTCCAAACGTTATCTGCGGCCCCATCATGCAGACTCCCGACAAACTCGCTGGACTCCTCAAGGAGCTTGGCGACCGCCTGCAGCGCCTCGTTGGTCGCAGGCACTGGCTCAGGGCGGTACCAGACAGCGCCGGCCGGACGCACCAGGGCATCAAGCAGACGCGGACTTGCGGTCAACTGAACGATCTCTTCAAGCTCGTCGGGTGTGGGCCAGCGGCGCTCTTCGTTATGGTTGAGTTTCTTTTGAAGCGTGTCCACATCCAGCCCCATGTCGAAGGCCAGCCTGGTCATTCCGCCGTGATAGTCACGACCTGCGCGATAGAGCGCCTGCCGCAAGGTAAGCACCGGGCCTGCCCCCGGCAATAGATCGATGCGACTCATAACCGTAAATCCTCGGTTTACGGTGTAGTCACAGGGCTTTCAACGTCCTATCCTGTGAATACGACCGGTGTGTTGTGCTTTGCGTGCTGTGCGGGCATTTCACGCGGTTCTAGTCATCCGTCGGATCTTGTGGTGAGAGGCGACCGGATGGCGGGGTACATCGGCGCTATGCGCCGTTCACGCTGAGCTAGGGGTATCTTGTGGTGAGAGGCCCTAGCTCAGTCGTCCTTACTTCTGCTGTTTTTCAGCAATCTTTTTTTGCTCTTCATAGAACAGCTCAATAGCCTTACCCACCTCATAGCGGACAGCTGCGCCCTTTGTGGCGCGGTAGATCGTTGGCTGTGTCACACCAACACGATCTGCAATCGCGCGCTGCGAAAAGCCCAACTCAATCAGTTTTTGAAGCATCTCTTGAATGGTCATTGCACCCACCGATGCGTTATCGAATTGGAAAGATAATACCCAAACGAATTATGCGTGGCAATACAATTCCGATACGAAAACGAATCAGAGCAAAGGCCGTGATAGGAAAGCGCGTAGCACAGCGAATGCATGAACTTGAGTGGTCCGAGGGAGAATTGGGAAGGCGGTCGGGCGTCCCCCAACCGACGATCCATCGGATCCTTACAGGTACCTCTGCCAGCCCTCGCCAAGCCAACGTTGAAAAGCTGGCAAAGGCCTTGGGCGTGACAAGTGAGTGGCTTTGGAAAGGCGGCGAAGCGCCTGAGATCGCCACTGGACCTAACTCCAATATCGAACCAGGTCCCCGTATTCGCGGATTCGTCCCGCTGATTTCTTGGGTACAAGCGGGATCGTGGTGTGAAATGCAGGATGTGCTCGAGCTACAGGATGTAGAAAACTGGTTGCCATGCGCTGTATCCCATAGCAGCGCGACGTTCGCACTGCGGGTACGCGGCTTGTCGATGTTCAATCCCCACGAACGACGGTCGTTCATGGAGGGGGACATCATCTATGTCGACCCCAATAAAGACTACGAGAATGGATCGCTTGTGATTGCCAAGCTGGCCGACAGCAAGGAAGCGACCTTTAAGCAAGTTGTCTTTGAGGGAACACGACGGTTCCTCAAGCCGCTTAACCCGTCCTGGCCTGACCCTATTATTGAGCTACCCGAAGACGCATTAATCTGCGGCGTGGTCATCTCCAAGCTGGAAATTTTCTAACCTACCGCTCATACGGATCAATACGAATAGGTATTGACCAGCCAAATTCGTTTAAGTATTGTCTGGACCGCAACCCTCTCACCACCGAGGTCCAGAAATGCCAACTGCACAACCCCGAAACGGGTGCAAGGTTTACTTGCACCCCACCACCTGCACCCGCCCAGCCACGATTGAGGCGTTTCAACGCTTCACCGGCCTGCAACTGATCGTCACTCCATCCGGGCAAGTTCGCGCCGTACCTAACGGGGGTGCGGTATGAGTGATTTCACAATCAAGCTGCGCCGAGTGATGCTGCTGGAGCGCACGCTGGAGAATGGCGGCAACACCACCTGCCCCCTGAACCGCCCTGAAATCTCTCTCGACGCCCACATCCTGGTTGAGAACGACGACCGCGACCACCACCTGCAGGTGCGCTTTGGCCCCTACACGGGCTCGATCACACTGCGGCGCAGCGACTCGACCAAGTACATGTCCCTTCGCAACTTCCTGCAGGACGTGGCCAATGGCCGAACTGAGTCGGGCCAACAGACCCAACGCGCCATCGCCTTGATGGAAGCGCTGGACTGTGTGAGCGACGTGTTACCAGTAGGCCTACGCGCTTACATCACCCCCACCATGGACGAAGACCAGCCCTTCGGTACCGTCGTAACCAATGACCAAGGCGACATCTGCGCGACTGCTTACGGCAGTTGCAAGCTCACGCTTGCGAACGCAGTACGCACCAAGCTCGGCCAACTACCCGAGGGGTACGGGGATCGCCAATGACGGACACGCTTGGACAACTGCGCAAACAGTGGACCACCCCCTGCCCGACCTTGACTGCCGTGCGAGAGCACTACTTTCCGCACATCAAAACAGACCGTCGGTTCAGAGAGCTGATCAACACCGGAAAGATTGGGCTGAAGCCTACAAAGCTGCACCACTCAGCCCGAGCGCAGTACGTGATCTACCTGCATGACCTTGCCGACTACCTCGACACCCAGGCGAAGAAGACGGCTTAACAAGGCGGCCCCGGCCATCAGGGGCTACGCATCCAGCACCAGGCCACCACCACACTTCCGGCCGGTGCTGGGCACATTGGAGCACAGCATATGCAACCTCATCAGTACGCACTCGCCGCCGGTATCGGCTGGATGGTCACCCTCATCATTCTTCCTTTCTTGATAGCAAAAGCACGCCAACGCGCCTATGCCCTTGGCTTTGAGGCCGGCAAAGCCTGCAATGATCAAGCTCTCCACCTGCAGCTCAAGGATGCCCAGCAGGCCCAAGACGATTTGCGCACTGAGCTTCAGCGCACCAAGCAGACCTGCACGCTGCAACTGGAAACGGGCCAAGACCGCATTGCGGCCCTCCAATCCCGCAGCAACGAGCTCGAAGCACAGATCCTGTCCTACACCGGGATGCCGGTGACCAGGTCGGACTACGAAAACCTGCGCAGCGCCTCTTCCACGATGCGGCTTGCTCAGCGCACTTTCCAAGCCCTCAAATCCCAACCTGAATCAGATCGCGCCGCCACACAGGCTGCAGCAGTTGATGAGCTGGCCCAGCGCATCCATGCCCAACTGCGCGAGATTGCGGACACCACCCCAGTAGCGGGGGCTGCAGCATGACAACCAAAGCCCCCCGCAGCTGCTTGGTTCACGGCCCCTCTGGCTGTGGCAAGACCACCAATGCCCAAGCCATCGCTAAGGCACTCGGCCTGCGCGACGTCCTAGATAACTGGACACCAGGTAAGCCCGCCCCGCTGCTCAACACGCTGGTCTTGAGCAGTGAGTGCGACCCGATCTGGCATTTCAAGGCCCGCGCAATGACCTTCGACCAAGCGATGCAGATCGCACGCCAACAGGGGACAGTCGTATGACAGCTGCCCAACAGATCGTCATTGCAGGAGCGCAGCAGCAGCCCCTACCCTTTTCGCGTGAGCTGTACGTGGACCTGTTTGCCGGGGCCGGCGGAGCTAGTAGCGGAGGCGCCCGGGCCTATCGCGATCCCGATGTAGCTATCAACCACAATCCCGTCGCTATCGCTGTACACCGCGCGAATCACCGCAACACCAAGCACTACATCAGCGACATCTACGAAATTGACCCACTGGAAGCCACAGGCGGCCAACCCGTGGGCATTTTGTGGGCCTCGCCGGATTGTCGCCATTTCTCCAAGGCAAAAGGCGGAGCACCGCGCAGCAAAAGCGTGCGCTCGCTTCCGTGGGTAGTTGTTCGCTGGGTATTTGCTACTCGCCCGCGCTTGTTCCTGATGGAGAACGTGGAGGAGTTTCAGGCGTGGGGACCACTGGACGACCAGGGCAAGCCGATCAAAGAGCACACCGGCCGCACCTTCCGCGCGTTCGTTTCCTGCCTCACCACCGGCTTGCCGGCGGATCACCCCGACATGGACGAGATCATGGCGTGCATCGGTCAATGGGTACCGATGGATGCGTTGATCCGCGGGCTTGGCTGCGACGTTCAGTGGCGTGAGCGCCGGGCATCCAACGCCGGATCGCCGACCATCCGCAAGCGCCTATTCCTAATCGGCCGCACCGATGGCCGCCCTATCGTCTGGACGAAGCCCAAGCGGCACGAAAAGCCGAAGGCAGGCCAACTGCCGTGGCGCACAGCCGCCGAATGTATCGACTTCAACGACCTTGGTAAGAGCTTGTTTGGCCGCAAGCGTCCATTGGTGGACAACACCTGCCGCCGCGTGGCTAAGGGCTTTTGGCGGCATACCGTTATGGCCGAGCAGCCTTTCGTGATTCCAATGAACGAACAGCAGCTGGCCGCCGCAAGCCTTACCGAGTTTGCCAACGCAAGCACCCAAAGGACGTTCAGTGCGGTCGAGCCTCTGCGGACCCAAGTAGCGCAAGTGAAAGGCGGCCACTTCGCGCTGGCAGCTGCCCACCTCACACACCTGACGCACCACGGCGACCGATCGGGATATCCCCTGACCGAATCAACACGCACCATAACGGGAGCCAACCGAGGCGAGCAGGCCATGGCCACCGCTACGATGGTTACCCTGCGCAAAGGTAGCACTGGCACGAGCATGACCAAACCGGTCAATGCGCTGACCACAGGCAGCGGGCATCATGCGATCGCAGCGTGCCACTTTGAACAGGCGAACGGCGGGTTCTACACCGGCGATGGTCGAGCAGCATGCTCTCCCCTGAGCACTATCCTCGGACGCGGTACCAACCAGAGGCTGGCCAGCGCCTACCTGGTGAAGTACTACGGCACCGGCGGCCAGTGGCAAGGCATGCGCGAACCGATGCACACGCTCCCCACAAAGGAACGCATGGCCCTGGTCAGCATCGTCCAAGTGCCTGCCGCTGTCCTGCCACCGGAACTGATGAAGAAAGCGCGCCAGTGCGCCCGCTTCCTGCACACCTATCTGCCCGAGCACTTCCCTGAGCCGGCCGACCTGGTGCTGCTGGGCGACTACGCGCTGGTCGATTTCACCCTGCGCATGCTGAAGGCGCCAGAGTTGAAGCTCGCCCAGGGCTTCAGCCCTGACTACATCCTCGATCGCGGCCTATTCGAGAACCAGCGCACCGGCGAGCTGGAGTGGCGCGCCATCAGCAACACCAACCAGATCCGACTGATCGGCAACAGCGTATGCCCCGACGAGGCGGAAGACCTGATCGCCGCAAACGCCAAAGATCTGATCGATCTGTACCAGCGGGAGGCCGCATGAGCACGCACCACCATGATTGGTACATGAGCGAGGCCGACGACGGCGGCTTGTATCACTGCCGGAAGTGCAGACGCACCCATGATGGCTCTGTCCCAGAAGCTCACGGCTGCCCGGTGTCAAACGCCGAGCATCACGCCGCAGCTTGGCTCGGCCAGGCCGGGCTGTACCGCACTCGGTTTGACGCCGTGCGCAACTTCGAGCAGTCCGTCACGCCGGTATCCGCCAACGAACTGTTCGAACTGGCCAGTAAACAGGTTCTCAGCCAGCTCAACGGGGGCAGCCAACGTGGATAAATCAACACGCATTTGGCAGTTGATCAGCCTCGCGCTCGCCGCAGGGCTAATCGCCGCACTGGCCGAGTTTCACCGCAGCAGCACTGCCAGCCGCCCTGCGACAGGCACAACATCGACTGTAGACAGCACCACAAACCTTGAGCACCTGGCATTGAGCCCGAGCGCGCGCCGAATCCACGAGAGGTATTCGCTGTGATCGACACATCGACCTATACCCCGACCACTCGCACTCGCAAGGGCATGCAACCCCTGCTTCGCCCCGCCATGTCATTTATTTGCGACATCTGCGGCAAGGCTCGCGTAAAGGGCAATCACGATCAGTGCTCCAAGACCCGCCAGGCCGCTGGTTTCAACATCATCCGAAGGGCTACGGCATGACCATCGACATCATCAAACTGAAGGCACTCGCCACTGCTGCTGCCACGAACCAGTACGACTCCGTAGCCCTGAATGACTATGGGACGGCACTACCGCCCGCGACGGTCCTGGGCTTGATCGCCGAGATCGAGCGCCACCGCCTTATAGACGCCGAGGGCTGCAAGCCCGAGACCAACATCCTGCTTTCTGGCATGCCCTGCGCCGGAGCAGCGACCTGCCGCAGCCTCAACAAAGCGGAGGGCTGCCAGCCCGACCACATTAACCCTCCTCACCAGCGCGCCGAAGCCTTGCGCGAAGACATTGAGCGCGGTAATCGAATCCAGCTCGCAATGGCCCTCGACCTCACCGCCATCGCCCAAGCACTCGGCATCCCACCCGAGGAGCAGGAGGGAGGCGCTGCAGAATCGATCGCAATCATTCGAGAGTTGCAGGATCGGCTGTGGAACCGCGACGCCCTGCTTAGCGACTTATTGGACCACGACATCTCGATCAAAGCCCGTGAACGCATTCACCAAGCCATGTCATCGGAGAAAGACCCGTGCTCGTTGAGTACAGCCGTCCTGCATGTATTAGCTGAACGGCGCGACCACATAGTGAAAGAAGGCTGGACGCCGGAACATGACGACGCACACGTAAGCGGCGAGATCGCCCAGGCTGCTGCCGACTACGCAATGCCAGGACAACATCCAGTGCCAGGAGTTGGCTGGGCTTCCAAGAAGGCTGAACTGCCTCGACGCCTGCAACTCATCCGAGCCGGTGCACTGATCCTGGCCGAGCTGGAGCGCCTTGATCGTATGCCTCGACTCGGAGGCCGTCATGCATAAAGAGCGCCCAATCCTTTTCAACGGCCCCATGGTGCGAGCGATTCTGGAAGGCCGTAAGACTGTAACCCGACGTCCGGTCAAGGGCGACCAACTGCCCCGTCTGGAGTATCCCGGGAACTCAGAGCCATGGATTGCCGTAGGGCAACATCACCCACGCTACGGATTCTCCGTTTACGGCAAAACCGAGGAAGAATGCGCTGCCAAAGTGGGCGAGCTTGGCGCCTGCCCTTATGGCGAAGCCGGTGACCGGCTGTGGGTGCGCGAAACTTGGCTTGAAGATCCTGAAGACGACGGAACCTGGCCCTATACCCAGTACATGGGCTGCAAAGGCTCGCCACTTTCAGATATCCCCAAGCGTTTCCAGAAGCCAGACCACTGCATTTTCCGCGCAAGCTGGAACGGTTCTGGCCTGCTCTGGCGCCCAAGCATCCACATGCCACGCTGGGCCAGCCGCATCTTGCTGGAGATCACCGATGTGCGTGTCGAACGCCTGCAGAGCATCACACCTGACCAGGCAGTAGCTGAAGGCGTGGACGGCGAGATCTGCCGCGAGCACTTGGAGACATCCCCGGTCCGCCACCTGTGCCGGGAAGCGGAAATCCTTGGCTTTGCAGGGCTGTGGAACTCAACTGGCGGCGACTGGGATGCCAATCCCTGGGTCTGGGTCGTCGAGTTCAAAAAGGTAACGTCATGACCACCACGACAATCACACGCATCCGCCCACCCATGGCCTCGCACAGCCTCGACCTGCCCGCAATCTGCGACATATGCGGCAAAGGTAGGTCGACTCGTCGACACACGAAATGTAGCCAGATCCGGCAACAGCGCGAAAGCGAAAAATGGGAATCCTACATGGCCAACGTGGCCGCGAAAAAACGTCAGCAGCCTCAGCGCCCGCGACCACTTCGGTAAATCGGAGAATCATCAAATGGCTAAGCCACAAATTAAACCCATCCACGAAGCAAGCAACTCGACCTCCGATGCCGTGCAACTTTTAATAACTCCAGCAGTATGGATCCGCAAAGAGTTGTTGTTCCCAATCTTTGGCCTGAGCACTGAAGCCGTCCGCAAGTATCGTGACCGGGGAATCTGGCTGGAAGAGAAGCAATGGCGCACTGATCCAGCCAACGTCATTGTCTATAACCGTGTTGAAATCGAAAACTGGATGGCCGGCCGTCCATGAGTGTGAAACTCCCAGCAGGTATTGACGCTCTACCGAAGGGCGTCGATATCAATGGTAACCTCCTACGGATCGCCTTCATGTATGAAGGCGAGCGCCGCCGGGAGCCCCTACGTAACGTCGCCAAAATCAACAAGGCCGCCATCGCCTATGCGGATAACAAACGCAGAACGATACTTGCGGAAATCAAGGAAAACCGCTTCGACTACGCTGCCCACTTTCCCGACTCAACTTGGCTTAAGGCTAGACAGGAACTTCCGAACGAACCGACCAAAAGGACTGTAGACGAAGGGATAGCCCAGTGGCTTGAAGTTGCCAAGGTCAAAAAAGCTCACAGTACGTTCATCAACTACAAGAGCAAGTCTGAACACGTCAGGAAAAAATTCACTGGCAGAACAATCGCAAGCATCCCAAAGAGCGAACTTGAATTATTCCAAGCCGAACTTCTCACCAATGGCCTGAAACCGAAAACCGTAAATGACGTCTTCACAATTATAAGGGGGGTGTGGGGGGATGCGTTCAGCGATGAGATCATCAAGCTCAACCCCTTGGAGCGCATCGAGAACATCCAGTCTGACAGCGATAGCGAATTCGCCGACCCGTTCACCCGGAGCGAGATCGAGCGGATAGCCGCCGCCGACCCGGAGCGAATGGCAGACAGCCGGATGATCGTCTTCAACTGTTGGGCCGGGCTGTCTCTGTCCGAGTTGATCGCGGCCGGTGTAGAGGACGTCGACCTGGTGGCCGGCACTCTGACAATTCGACGCGCCTTGGTCGCAGGTGAATTCAAGGTACCGAAGGAACGCTCGCGCATTCGAACGGTTGAGCTGATCGCGCCGGCCCTGGAGCTGCTGACCATGATTGTGGCCGAAGCCAAGGATGCCGAACCCACGCACATCACCGTTGTGCAGCGTGACAACATCACGAAGAAGCATGAGCGGGTTCGCTTTCTTTTCCGCAGTTCCACCAGCGGCCTGCTGTGGAACGGCAAGACGGTAAGCAACTGGTTCACCGCCCACCTTGAGAAAGCAGGCATTCGCCATCGAGGCGCCAACCAGGCACGCCACACATTCGCGAGCCAAGCACTGTCGAGCTACGTCCCGATTGAATGGGTCGCCCGCCAACTCGGTCACAGCGACACGACCATGGTGCGAAAACACTACGGCCGGTGGATCTCGAAGGACACCAAAAGCATGGCGGATATCGTCTCCAAGATGATGGGCTTTGCAGCGGACTAG